AATAACACTCGCACGGAAATGCTTTGCCGATGGGTCGATTCTATGACCAGTCCTTTCACAACCCAGATGATTACAGACACAAGCGACTCCGATCTAAAGATTACAGCTGGTGGAAACATAGTCTTTGCGATAGATGTCTCGCCGTCAAAGAGATCGGGCGCGTTAGTCGCAGCCAAGATGAATCAAGAGAGTGGCAAGATTGAAATTGGCCTTATGCAGCTCTGGACTAGCGATATTGCAATAGATGACCTAAAAATGGCGGCAGATGTCCACGCGTGGGCGCAAAAGTTCAAACCGCGTGTAATTATGTATGACAAGTACGCAACAGCTTCAATAGCCCAGCGATTACAGCAGTCAGGGCAGAAGTTAGAGGATTGCTCAGGGCAATCGTTTTATCAGGCGTGTGGCGAGATACTAGATGCTTTTGTGAACTTACGTTTAGTTCATTCAGGGCAAAAAGAGCTTACTGAGTCTTGGTTTAGCGTAGGAGCTAAGACTAATGATGCAGGTTGGAGAATCGTTAGGCGCAAGTCTGCTGGAGATGTAACTGGGGCAATCTGCTCCGCAATGGTGGTTCACTACTTGACACGCCCACAATCAACACCCCAAATTTATGTTTGACATTAGTCTCAATATATGAGATTATTTGCCAAATAGTGTAAGGTTGGTGTATGGGTATTTTCTCTCGCTTTAGCAGACCACAAGTTATTGAAGCGCAGTATGCACCACCGGTAATGTCCGACACATACCAGTACCAAATCCCGTACCAGTTATTGACAGTAGACAGATTATCTGCATTGTCAATTCCAGCTGTTAGCCGTTGCAGAAATTTAATTGCAAACACAATAGCTGCAATGGAATTAACTTTAGAGTTAAAGCGTACTGATGAGGACATCCCTAAATTGCCGTGGATGGATCAACCATCAAAGAATCAGCCTTATGGCGTAACTATGGCTTACACAGTAGATAGCCTAATTTTCTTTGGCGTTGCATATTGGGAAATTGAAGAAGTCTACGCAGACAACGGATACCCAGCACGATTTAATTGGGTTGCCAACTCTCGCGTAACTCCACGCTATAACGCAAAAAATACTTATATTGAAGGATACCAAGTTGATGGCGAGATGCGCCCGATGAATGGTGTCGGCTCACTTGTAACATTCCAATCTATGACGGATGGAATCCTTAACACAGGTGCAAGAGTTTTGAAATCAGCTTTAGACCTTGACAAAGCTAGTTCTGTTGCTTCTGCAACTCCTATGCCTTCTGGAGTGCTAAAGAATACTGGTGCTGATCTAGGCGAGTCAGAAGTTCAAGGATTGTTAGCGGCTTGGCGCAATGCTCGCAATAATCGCTCAACTGCATATTTAACTTCTACCCTAGAATTTCAACCAGCTTCATTCTCTCCTAAAGATATGATGCTAAATGAAGCAAAGCAATATATGGCAACTGAGATTGCACGTTTAATGAACGTGCCAGCATATTACATCTCTGCCGATATGAACAATAGTATGACATACGCAAACGTCCAAGACGAGAGGCGTCAGTTTGTATCTCTATCTTTACAACCTTACATCTCTGCCATTGAACAGCGTTTGTCTATGAATGACATAACACCTTCAACGCAGTATCTATCTTTTGATTTAGATTCAGGCTTCTTAAGGGCTAACCCAATAGAGCGTCTGGATGTAATCGAGAAAATGCTAACTCTAGGTTTGATTGACGTTCAAGAAGCAATGGCAATGGAAAACCTATCATCAAATGGGAGTGCGACAAATGCAATTAACCTTCAGTAGCCAAATCGAGTGCGGTCAAGGTCGCAGACTTATTTCCGGCAAGATTGTGCCTTACGATGGCGAAATCGGCCACACCTCAATCGGTAAAGTTGTTTTCGAGCGTGGAAGCATCCAACTACCTGAGGCTAACAAATCTAAACTACTTTTAGAACACGATGCCAAGAAGCCAATCGGTAAGGCAGTAGCCTTTAACGAGACAGCTGACGGCGTGTTCGCATCCTTCAAAGTTTCCAACACTAGTCGCGGAACAGACTCACTAATCGAAGCATCAGATGGCCTTCGTTCAGGGCTTAGTGTTGGAGTAGAAGTATTGGCATCTGAACCGCGCAATGGCGTTCTATTTGTTCAATCTGCAAGACTATTTGAAACAAGTCTTGTTCAGGCAGCTGCTTTTGAATCAGCAGCAGTAACTAGCGTTGCAGCATCAGCAGCAGTTGATGAAGCACTAACCGAAACCCAACCTAACGAAAGTGAGGCTCAAGTGGAGATTACTCCAGAAGCCGTAGCACCTGAGGCAGTAGTAGAAACCCCTGCGGTTGAAGCCTCACGCCCAACAGTAACAGCAGCAATGTACACAGCACCACGCATTGAACTCTCAAAAGAGAAGTACCTAGAAAACTCAATCCGCGCCAAGCTAGGCGATGAGGATGCTCGTCAATACCTACTAGCAGCAGCAGATACAACAGGCGCAGCTGGTCTTGTACCAACACGCCAGCTCACAGAGGTAATCAACCCATTGGCTAACGCTGATCGCCCATTTATTTCAGCAATCTCATCAGGCGTATTGCCAGATGCAGGTATGACTTTTGAAATTCCAAAGATTTCACAGGTACCAACAGTTGCAGTAACAGCTGAGGCTGGCGCACCATCAGACACAGACCTAGAAGCTGCATACCTTTCAGTTTCAGTTCAGAAGTTTGCTGGACAACAGACATTCTCAACAGAAATTCTTGACAGAAGCTCACCAGCGTTCTTCGCTGAACTTGTAAAGAATATGGAATATGCATACGCAAAGGCCACAAATGACCGCGTATCAGCAGTAGTAGTTGCAGCAGCGACAGACGGCGGAAACCGCACAATGTCAGCAGCTAACATTCTTGACTTCGTAACTGATGCCGCTGTATCTGTTTATTCAGGCACACTTGGCTTTGCTCGCAACATCGTTGTATCTCCAGAACAATGGGGCGCAATTATGGGTCTTGTTGATACAACAAACCGCGCAATCTACACAGCTGCAAACCCAGTAAATAACGCTGGAGCAGCAGCACCTACTTCACTACAAGGAAACATTAACGGCCTAAACCTTTATGTTTCACGTTCACTTTCAGGTACAGGCGATGGCACAATCGTTGCAATTAACCCTGAGTCATACACCTGGTACGAGTCACCAACATTCCGTCTAGAGTCAAACCTAATTAACTCAGGACAGATTAACGTTGGATACTTTGGCTACGGCGCAATCGCAACAAAGGTTGCAGCTGGCGCGTACAAGTGGATGGTTGCATAACCACCATTAGGTAAATTGTTGTAGGGGCTTTGTAGCCCTTAGCCCCTACAATTTTCATTAGAGAGGAAATTATGGCAGCCACATACGTTACACAAGCCGAACTGCGCACAGTTCTAGGCATTGGCTCTCTCTACGATAACGCAGTTGTTGAGGAAGTGGCACAGGCCGCTGAAAACATCATCAAAGGGCATCTATGGTTTAACAGCACACCTAACATTGGGCATAGTAATACGGCAAGCCCTGACGCAGTAGGCACACTTTATTTTGCAGAACCTCACGAATTCTATGTTGGCGAGACAGTAGTAGTTCAAGGCAACGGCTCAAAGTTCAACGGCTCAAAGACTATTACAGCCGTTGATAATGGTTCTTTCCGTTCTACAAATTACACAATCAGCTTTCTTCTTCAGGGCAACAACATTGCCGAAAGGCCTTACCATCCAGTAGTGCCCTACGGCTCTGTAGCTGGAGATACATACGTTGATTTTGCAACTGTGCCAGAAGTAAGAGAAGCATCATTACTAATTGCCGTGGACATTTGGCAATCAAGACAACTTTCAAACGCAGGTGGCGTAAGTCCTGACGGCTTTACACCTTCACCATACAAAATGGGTAACACTCTCCTAGCTAGAGTTAGAGGCTTGATTGCGAATTACTTAAATCCTAATGGACTAGTCGGATGACAGTAGCCGTCACTACTCTCCGTTCTACCATTGCAACGGCGTTAAGTAATCCAACAGTCTGGCAGGTCTTTTCCTTTCCGCCTGCCAGTCCGTTGGCCAACAGCGTAGTTGTAGAGCCTGATGACCCTTACATTACGCCAAGCAATAACAGTAAAAACACAATTAGCCCATTGGCTAACTTTAGAATTAAACTTTACTTACCTTTGTTAGACAATCAAGGTTCACTCCAAGATATTGAGACCTTTATCGTGGGTGTGTTTAACAAACTAGCAGCATCATCCTTGACTTATAATGTTGGCTCTGTGTCTGGTGTGTCAGTTGATACAACGGCTGGAGACCTTCTAACGTGTGAATTACGCGTTAGTATTTTAACGAGTTGGAGTTAAACAATGACTAATCTAACACCTGAGGATTTGGCTTTTCTGATAAAGATTGGTCAAGTTCAACCATCAGCCCCTAAAGCCGCACCAGCCAAGAAAGACGAGGAATAAGCAATGGCAATTTTTCTAAACAACAATGTAGGATTTAAGATTGCAACTGTGGACTTATCAGACCACGTTACATCTTTTAGCCTTAACCGCGTATCAGACCAGCTTGAAGTCACCGCTATGGGTGATACTGCACACAAGTTTGTAAGTGGACTTTCAGCAGACACCATCACAGTATCATTCTTGAATGACACAGCAGCAGGCTCAGTCCTAGCGACTCTACAAGCTGCCTACGGCACCACAGTTGCCTTTTCAGCACTACAAGACAAGACAGCAGCAGTATCAGCTACAAACGTTCTATATACAGGTACAATTCTTGTTGATAACTTGACAGACATCAACGGAGCAGTAGCAGACGAAGCAATGATGGACATTACCTTCACTTGCAACAGCAAAACAGCAGTAGCCTCAACAGGCACATTCTAACCAACTAAAGAAAAGGGCTAAAAATGGCAAAGTTAAGAATCGTAAGGGTGGATGGTAGCGATACTACCCACACAATTACACCCGGCATTGAAGTCGCTTTTGAAGCGTATGCCAAGAAGGGGATGCACGAAGCCTTCCGTGAGGATGAGAAGCAGACCGATGTTTATTGGTTAGCTTGGGAATGTATCAAGCGATCAGGCGAAACTGTAAAACCTTTTGGGCCGGACTTCATTGACTCGCTTGTACGGGTGGAAGTTCTTGATGATGACCCTTTGGACTAACTAGGGATTCCCTGACCTACCTCATTGCACGAATGAGCCTAGAGACGGGAATTCCTGTTCAATCCTTTATAGAGATGGATGAACGAATGTTCAAAACGTATTTAATGGCTATGAAAGATAGGTCTAAGGAGATGAGAAGTGCCAACAACCCAGCTCAAAGGCGGTAGCCAGCTTCGCTCATCTCTACGCAAGTTTGAACCTGATCTAGCAAAAGAGTTGCAAAAAGAGATGGCCTCATCATTACGGCCTATTGTCTCTAAAGCCCGTGGGTTCATTCCTACTGAATCAACACCTAGTAATTGGCGCAAGACCAGCATCGCAGGGCGTTGGCCTGTTTATGACTCTACTTTAATGAGACGTGGCATTGGGTATAAGACAACACCCACAAAGCCTAACCGCAGCGGATTCTCCTATCTTGCAAGCATTAACAACAAGACAGCCTCAGGCGCAATCTTTGAGACTGCTGGGCGTAAGAATCCATACGGCCAGCCGTGGGTAGGCCCTAAGAAGGCAGTTGGACAGAAAAAGTATTCACATTCTAATAACCCTAACGCCGGGTCTAACTTTATTAGGCAGTTGCCTGTTATGTACGGCACAGGTAAATCACGCGGTAGAGCTATATTTAAGGCGTGGTATCAAGACAATGGCAAGGTAAATGCGGCAGTCATTAAGTCTATTGAATCAGCAGCCAATAAATTCAGACAGAAAGTTGGTAAATTTTAATGACAACTGACTTAATGATCGGTATTGGTGCGGAATATCGCGGCAAGCCAGCCTTTAACAAAGCTGAGAGTGCTACCCAAAAACTTACTAAATCTGTTAGAAACCTTGCACTTGCAACTGGTGTGGCTTTTAGTGCTAAGGCTGTTCTCAATTTTGCTAGAGCCTCTGTTAGGGCTTCTTTAGAAGCATCAGCACAACAGGAAAGATTAGCCAAACTTCTCAGAGTAACCAACGATGCTAGTTCAGAGCAAATTGACATATTAACTCAGCAAGCAAATGCGCTTGAGCAAATTGGGGTAGTTTCCGCTGGAAACATTACTCAAATCCAATCTCAATTAGCGACTTTTGATTTACAAATACTTACTATTAGCAAACTTACACCTGCCATTCTTGATTATGTAACAGCTGAAAAGGGTGCAACTGCCTCTGCTGCTGAGTTTAAGTCAATGACCAACGGCCTTGCACAGGCTCTCAATGGTAACTTTACATCCTTAACTAAGACTGGCTTTGTCCTTGATGATGTAACTAAGAAAATGATTTCAACAGGTACTGAGACCGAACGAGCAGAAGCAATAGTCAAGGTTCTAAACTCAACCTATAAAGATTTTAATAAGAGCCTCAGAGACACACCAGAAGGTCAATTCCAAATACTTGCTAACTCGGCTGACAAGGCTAGAGAAATCATTGGAACTGGTCTAGTAGATGCGCTCAAAAGGGCTTTTGGTAATGGAGATATTGAAAAGGCAGCTGACAACATTGTAATTATGGCAGAAGCTGTTGCCTCTATTATTTCTGGATTTGGAACTATGGTTGGATGGTTTGGCAAACTTGTAAGCCTGACAGATAAATTAACACCCGGCTATCAAGTTGAAAAGGCTAGAGCAAATAAAGCAGCCAACGCACCTTATGATCCACGCAGCGGAAACCTTCCAGATATGTCTCCAGCCGCCTTAGAACTTATTAAGAAAAGAAATCAGGCTGACCGCTTATACCGCCGCAATGTTGTGAAATTAAACAAAGAAGCAGTAGCACTTGAAAAAAAGAAAACTGCTGAACTCAAGAAGCAAGAAGCCCTAAAGAAGGCTATGAAGGTTCTCGATACAGCTTCTAACGTATTTGACATAGATTTAATTCAGAACACAGCTGCCCTAATGGGTAAGATCAGCGCAGACGAGGCTCTAAGACTTCGCCTGCAACAGGCTATCTTGCTTGAGAATGAGGATGCAGCTGCAAGCCTAGCTCAGCAATTACTAGCCTCTCAGATAGCAGCAATGAAGTTAGCCAACCAAAACCCACTAGAGGGCTGGGGCAAATACTTTGCAGATGCGTTAGATGGCCTAAAGCAATTAAGAGATGAACTAGCTGCGCTAGGTACTCCTAAGGTTGCAGTTGGCTCAGTCGCGGCACCTGTTATATATCCAACCGCTATTGCTAATGGCAGTTCATTAGGCACTCCATTTGGACAGGCTGGCAGCTTTGTAGATTCAATGGGAACTCCATTTGGACAAGCCGGAAGTTACGTTGATTCTATCGGTACTCCATTTGGTCAAGCAGGTGGCAATGGCACACAGACAGTTAAGATAAGCATTGACCCTAACGCTGCGGCCTACGGCATTACAGCAGCAGTCATTAACAACAGCGCAAACGGCAACTCAAACAGCTATAACCCACTCAAGAGCTTTGCTGGTGGCGCATAGTGGCAGCACCTAACATCCTTGTAACCTTTGACTTTAGCTCTGGAGCAATCTTTGGCTATCCGTTTATTATTGGATTTGGCGTTCTAGGTGAGGATGTATTAGCAAACGAGGCTGCTGACATTGTTGATATAACAAATCAAGTTGGCAAAATAAGCATATCCCGTGGCTATAACCTGCTCCAAGAGGAATTTCAAGCCGGGTTAGCCGTAGTTAGAGTATATGACCCAACAGGCGCGTGGAATCCAACTAACCCAGAGTCACCATACGCAGGTAAGTTAGTGCCATTGCGTAAAGTTAGAATTACGGCAGATGAGGAATATCTGTTCTCAGGCTATACAACTGCCTATAACTATACTTGGGATCAAGAGCAAAACATTGGCTATGTGGACATCCAGCTATCAGATGCTTTTAGGCTTCTCAATATGTCCAATATAACCTCAGTAACAGGTGCTAGTGCTGGCCAGACCACAGGCGATAGAGTTACCTCAATCCTCTCCACAATAGGCTTTCCATCCTCAATGCGAGATATAGAGACAGGCTCAACAACAGTTCAGGCAGACCCGGGAACAGCTCGTACCTCACTCCAAGCAATCAAGAATATGGAGTTTAGTGAGCAGGGTGCGTTCTACATAGCACCTTCAGGCAATGCAACCTTTAGAAGCCGCCAATACATCCAGCAGAAATCAGGCTCAGAGCCTATCTACTTCTCAAATGCTGGGGATGGTATTAACTACCGAAACATAGTTACTGCCCTAGATGACAAGCTCATTGTCAATGAATCCAGCATTACCAGAGCAGGTGGCACAGCACAGAC